CCCATATTTGGACCGTGACTGTATTCGGATATAAATAAGCTAGAATTTGCATTATCTTGTATTTATTGAAAAATGGACGAACCTGATTACCAGCAACTTTTAAAAAAATATCCGTTCTTGACTTATCTCATATACGGCGGCAATGAATACATAGGCGTAATACAAAATCTTGACGAAGTAATTACTACAATTTACGATTACGGTGCGCTGAGAACTCTAGAGCAAAAACAACAGTTTCTAGAACTAGCAGAAACTTGGTGGTGGGAAAGCAACAGGCTGATACCTATCAATGTGTTTCTAAAAGCAGAATGGACGCCGTTTCGTAATGTTGTAAAAACAATGAACAGCAAAGATGTGGAAATCAAGTTTGGCCCGCAAGTGAGCCTGAAAGAAATTGCTGCCAAACGCAGCAAACGTAGATCAATTACTCTTGTTCGGAAGCTTGGCTGAGCAAGTTCATATTGACAGCAACAAGATGTGCATATCCCACTGCATGTGCCTTTTTAAAATAGTAGCTGTCATCTGCGGGTCGTTCCCACACAGTTTCTGCAACTTGATTCCAAGGTAGCCCAATCAAGTGTCGCTTGGCTGGTCTTATCACAGCCAAGAACATGGCCAGTCTTGGAATTGAGTTAACAGCCTCGGGCATTCGAATCAGTGTGTCATAATGTGCGCCTATATGGATAAGCTGGCTACAAAACTCTGCGTCATACAGTTTGTGCCATGCAGGCTCTTGCTGCATCATCTGTTGTAAATGTTGCTCGCTTTGGATTTGTTGATATAATCCAACATTAAGAACGTCTACTTTGATGTATCCTCGGTCTTCGGCTGCTTGGTAATCTATGCTGGCACGACCTGTAAATGGATCAACAGGAATTTGAGTAAAATACACACCGGTGTTATGTTTGTTTGTTTTACTGTCGCGAATGATACTGGCAGCAGTATGCTTGACTACAGAAAGAGCTTGATCTCTGTTGGCTACATCTATGTCAATGTCACTGGTAAATTTCACGGCATAATCCTGCCTGATATAGCAATTCTTGTTTGTCCTGGTTCCAATCCTGTTACATCGTGAAAAGTTTGTGTATCAATTATATACCAAATGTTCATTTGTAGCACATATTCAGAAATTAAATCAAAGTTGTCGTTGTAGTATCTTGTAGCCACATTATTACCCCCGGTCTCAACGAGATATAAAAATTTGCATTCAGTTTCAATGTCTTTGTGTTTGGGCAGGTTGGCTGTAAGAGATTGAACTCCCCATCTGATGTTATCACATATGTTTTCTGTGCACCAATTTTGTAAATTTTCTGGTGCATCTTTCCATGTAACTTGTGTTAAATAATTTCCATCACCAGACGAAACATCTTGTCCTTTTCTAATTACTTCAATAATGTCCTGATAAAATAATCTTGGAATTTTTGGTAAGTGTGTTTTTTTAACTTTGTTCATAGTCCCGCTTCGGCCAATACGTGCTTGCACCACTCTACATCGGCCACGTAATCCTTGAACTTACGATTCCAGTAATCAGGATCAATCCAAGGAAGAACAATGGCCAAATGCTCTGCAGAAATAGACTCAAGAAACTCAATGCCACTACGGCAATTAAATACAATCCAAGGGCTAGTGCGACCAGTGGTAATATGATGACAAATCCTATTATGGTTACCGTACTTAAAATAATGGCTGTAACTAGCAAGCCCACTATCTCCATTTGCGTATTCCTCCATGGTTTTGAGGCCGCGCTCGAGTGCGTCTTGCACTGCCTCCTTTTTAACATATTCATGTAACCATTCTTCGTAAAATTTATCTCGACACCAATGGTCTAATTTTTTATTGTTCTTTAGTAACCAAGCTGTATAGCTGTTGCTGTTAATACAGCGAATAGCAACCAAGTGTCTGCCGAACCGAACAAAAGCATTGTAATACGGACTTGCAACGAAATCCATATAGCTTTTAAGCTGTGCGCTACCTTGTGTGGTTTCATAAAATTGTAGATACGCTCTAAGTCCAAATTGTACTCCTGTTTCGGTTTCTTGTTGCCAACGTCGTTTGGGCTCACATAAATGTGCCGCTAGTGTACTTTCCTTTCTGAACTCACGCTCACAGTATTTACACTTAAAGTTCGGACTTGATTCTTCTATCATCCCATCCATGTTTGCGAGCCAATTGTTTAAGATCTTCTGTGGTGTTGATTTTCGCCAACAACTCCAGTTCATCTTCGCTGTATGTGGTGTAAATTTGTTTTAGGAATTTTACTGCTTTGCTACTGCTGCCTTCTCGCTTTTTTTGTTTGATCCAGTCATGTCTAAATGTGCCCATGCCTGGACTGACTGTAGTGGCCAGTAACCATTGTAATTCTGGATGCCGGGCTAGATCAAAGAAGTGTCGATTGAAGTTTTCATTGCAGGACATGAGATAGTACTGCTGTAATTCAGTGCTGCCTTGCACACTTGATCCCCAACGGATCATGAGATAGTTACTAAACTTTTTGCGTTCTTCATCTGTTAACTCGCGATAAAACATTCGATTCTTAGAATCAAATTGACGCATCTCGTTGGCAATGTTTAGTTTGTCAGTCATACTGGATGATGTGGCACTGTGTCATCTTGTTGACTAAGTGCATGAATTAGTTTAACACGATCTAATGCATCTTGTAAAGCAGGATTTGTTTTTGCAGCACGATGGATTTCGCCCCAAAGTTTTGAATCCATTATATGATCGTGTAACGGTCTACCGTCACTAGTTCTAGGATCGTAATCGCTGCCTATTTCAAATCGTTGATCGGGCGGATCTCCTGACTTACGAGCATAGACTACACCATTGGCTCGTTCATAGACATAAGTGGCTCCGGGCTCTAGTCTACCAGCACTTGGCATAATCAACCACCTCGCTCTGTCTTGATATGTCTTTTACAAAGTACGCACACAACGGTTGTTGTGTACCTGTTTCTAATGGTACTGCCAACAGTTGCCCTGGCTTGAGTTTAGGAAAATACCATTTGACATCTTGATAGATATCAATAATCTCAATCTGCTGAAATTCAGGTTTAAAACTACTAATAGGATTAAAACAGAATACACTGAATCCTCGATCGTTGATACTGGTCAAGGGAACCACTTCTAGATCGCCAAGGTCAGGTTCGCCAATCAACACATGCCAATCCACCGGCATCTTGATCACACTGGAACCAATTCTCAACACCAAGGCTGGACTGTTAAAGCTTTCTAAAAAGATCAAAGGTATGTAAAAGTAGTCCGGCGTTCTTGGATCTGAGTTATCTAAAACTGCAAATCTCAAATCCTCTACTTCGTCCGGTATTTCGTTCAGCTCGTAGGCTGTGTTATCTAGTGTCAGTATTCTCATTGTTGTAATAATAAATTTGCTGCCTCGTGTTGTGTTGCAAAATTGGTGTGAAACCAGTATGGCTCATTTGGGTGTGCCTGTGCATATTGATATACAACAAAGTCTCTGCGTAACACTGTATATCTTATGTGATTTTTTTCTAATTGTACTAAAAAATATTCTAAATTCCAACGGTCTGTGATACTTTTTAACACAGGATCAAACATTTCTGTAAAGTATTGCTTGACTGCCTGTCGCCGTGTTGAAGACAACTGATACTTGTGCGTAAGATCTGGTTCTTGACCAATGAATGTTGGTATAGTGTCACTGGCGTACTGTCCATTTCTAAAATTTTCCAATTCAACACTTGGTAGTTGTTGTTCTGTTAGTTTTAATTCTATTCTGGCAGGATCTGTGGTTCCAATGATTACTCTATCAGCTTGTAAACGTATTGCTTGTTCTATCTGGAAACAAATGTCTGTGTTGCTGCAACCTGGCCGGGCCAAACTAACTGCTCCCATTATTTCGCTAAAATGTCGACCAGGTGCATGGGGATCTGGAGCCATAAAGCTGTCACCGCATACCACTATCATTCCCATTCTGCCTTTTCTACAGTAAATGGATAGTTGGCTTCCTTATAAAAAGCTTTTCTTTTGGTTAGATGTCTTTTTGCAAACTTACAGGTACTGGTTATGTCCCAGATCTGAACAAAGTCTTTGTCCTCTGCACGACGTATTCCGCGCCCGATACTTTGTATAACACGTACAAAAGATTTGCCAGGCTCAAGTAAAACAAGATTAAAAATGCGGGGAATATTGATACCAACAGCAGCAACGCCGTAGGTAGCGATAATGATTTTGTCTGAAGCCTCTGCCACTTCGTCATAGTGTTCTTTGCGCTCCCCGGCCTTGGTTGCTCCAGACACAAACACACTGCCTGGCAGTCGTTCTGCCAGTGCCCGACCGGCACTTATTCGATCCACTAATATTAGCGTGTTACCTGAATCAACAATAGTACTTATCAGTCTAGCAATATAGTCCAGTCTTTCAGCCGTTTCTATTAGATATTTTAATTCGCTTTGATAGTTTGCGTACTCTCGATGATCCGCCAACTGTACCACGTTCACATGACACTGTGCTAGATGTCCGGCTTCTTGTAACTCACTGGCACTCAATTGTCCCACTACTGGACCCAACATACAGTTGATGCTCTGTCTAGCATAATCTTCTTTGGGTATAGTGCCGGTCAGTCCCCAACGTATGGGCACTTGTGCAAATGGTCCGCTTAATAATGTCTTTAATGCATCGGCCTTGGCCTGATGTGTTTCATCTACGATCACTGCCACTACGCCTTCCAAGAACTCGCCAATGGTAATTTCTGCTTCGGCATTCTTGGTGGTCTTTAACAAGTTGTTTAGACTTTGCCAGGTACAAATGGTGTGTGTACGACCGTACTCTTTTCTATCGCCGAAGTAGACGCCGGTGTCCAGTTCCAAATTCACAAAGTCATCTTCGGTTTGTGTAACCAGACTCTTGTTGGGCACAATAATGATGGTGCGTCCATACTGGCTGACTGCGTCAGCCAAGGCTGCTGTAACGATAGTTTTGCCAGCACCAGTGGCCACTTCTTGTACACATTGCGGATTGGCCAAGAATCTATTAATGATCTCGGGTTGATAATCTCTCAGCACTATGGGTTCACCGGCTCGGGGATGACCCTTGGGCCACCGTTTGTGTTGATAGGTATTCTCATCCACAGTCTCAAACTCAAACTGGGTGCGATACTGTCTTGTATCTTCTACTTCTATGTCATAGCCTTGCTCGTCCAGGTAAGGCAGTATCTCGGGCAGTAGATTGATGTATGTGGTGCCGCCAAGATTGAAGAACGGAACCTTGCCATCCCAACGGCCAAGACGCACACTGGGCTGATATCTGGCACCGGGTATTTCGTACTTGTATCGTTTGACCAAGGCTGTTCTGGTGTTGAGATCCAGGCCTTCGATCTTGGCATTTACTTCATCTCGTATTAACAGTTTTGCCTGCATTAGTTTTTAGTTTTGATAGTGTGTATATTATACACTTCAGTAGCAAAATACACAACTTTTTCGGCCTGTTGTATCAGCATGGTTTTTTCACCACCGTGCATCATGCCTTGACCACTGATCAACAGCGGTACCGGTTGATCCCATTTGGCACTGTACTTGTTAAAGTAAATTACTTTTTTGTCTATGGGTTCTTTGGGCTTGCCCAGAGTTTGCGATTGATACACATCCTCTGGATCAAAATTGGCACGAACAAAATTGTCTAACAGTCGATTGCTCATGTCGGGTTCATACACATAGATCGGATAGCGTTGGGTTATATCTGCGTAGCGTATGATGTCTTTGATCACAGTGGCGTCGCTGTTGGGTGCAAATTTGGTTTCTTGAGCCAACAGTAAATTGCAAATGCGCGGCGAGTATCTACATGCTGCGTCAATTTGTATCTGTTCATCCACTGTATAGCCGTATATGGCCGAACAGTCCACCAGCCGGTCCAGGTTCTTGTCATCAAGGCCACAATCGGTCTGCACTGCCTCCTGCAAGCTCTTGGCAGCGTTTGTGATTTGCAAGCCTTGGGATGTGTGAGTCAATTGGATTTGATACGGCTGCTGTTCACAGGCTTCTACTGCCTCAAGATATTCGGCCACCTCGGGTGCTATCTCGAACTGATGGTTCTGTGCAAAGCCGTTGGCAGCAACCACATTGGTTTCTGTGATGGCCAATGCCCAGGCACGATTGGCAGGATCAAACCGCCATCGGCCCTGACTTATTTTTGCTAGATCTCTTAAGTCATTGATCAGTGTGGTGTCGTAAGGAAACTTGAGCACAATATTGTCGTTGTCCACATACAGCAACCTACGTCTATCAATCTGTCTGATGCCCAGTCGAAACACCGGACTCTCTACCGGCCCAACATCTATGTCCAGCTTTTCCAGTTGCTTGCGATACTTGAGCACCAGTTTGACAGCCAATTCTGCCTGCCGGTCCGTTAACGCACGACCACTCTGTGTGGTCTGACTCATGCTGCTCAATATCTGTACATCGTATCTGGCCAAGCTTATTATGGGTGGCGTGCTGTTAAACAAACTGTAGATGGTTCCAGTATCTGGATTCCTATCTCCGTTCATTACTTCAATGTAGTCTTCAACCGACGAGTATTTTTTCATAGTACAAGTATACTACTTATCGAGAACAAAGTCAAAAAAAAGCCCTGCTTAGAGCAGGGCAAATTCCGGAGTAAAAGGAGCTATCAAAAACTCCGGAGATATCTGCTTACGCAGATTTCATGCAAGTACTTTGAGCCAATGCCTGCCACTTGGTAGGAAAGCTCTTGTACAGTTGACCAATCTTGATAGCCATACGTAAACTCATTTCGCG